ACTATAGTTGATTGGAATAGTCATAAACAATGTGTCGTTGGTTAAGAATAAACCAAATTGACTCATATCAAAGTCAACATCTTGTACATTGTAGATCCCACGCAAAACGTAAATATCTGGATCATACTTTCTATCACGGTTTTCCATGAAAAGCATGTCTTGAATATTAGTTTCTTTTACAGCATCATATCTTGGAGCAGAAGGTGTAGCATCTGCTTCATCAGGATTCTTAGGACCTAAGTATTTGTGTACAAAAACGTCGGTTCCCCCGACTGTAAACATCTCTGTAATAGTCTTATCAAGGAAATCGTAGTCTTTGCCCTTCTCGGGTTTATATAAACTTATTCTCGGCATAGTACTTGTATTTATCGAACGCATAAATACTAATGGAGACGAAAGATTATGGCCAATATAACAACAGCAAAACAAGAAGTATTCGATTATGTAAACGCTATGCTTGGCGGAGGCATGGTTGATGTTGAACTTGATCCAGAACATTACGAAATAGCAATCAAAGCATCATTTGACAAATTCCGTCAAAGAAGTGATAATTCTGTTGAAGAGTCATATATGTTTCTTGAGTTGGTACTTGACCAGAATGAATATACACTACCAGATGAAGTAGTAGAAGTTAGACAGATGTTTAGACGTTCAATTGGATCAAGAACAGGTGGCGGAGATGGTGGAACATTATTTGAGCCATTCAATTTAGCATACACAAACACTTACTTGTTATCAAGTTCTAACATGGGTGGTTTAGCAACATACAATCTATTCGCTGGTTACCAAGAACTTGTAGGAAGAATGTTTGGTTCATTTATTGAATTTACTTGGAACACAGCAACTAAAAAATTAACTGTTCTACAAAGACCAAGAACAGGCGAACAGGTATTATTACAAGCATACAACTACAGACCAGACTTCCAAATACTTACAGACTATCTTGCAAAGCAGTGGATCAAAGATTATACACTTGCTAAATGTAAGTTTATGCTTGGAGAAGCAAGAAGTAAATTTGCCACAATCGCAGGACCACAGGGTGGATCAACACTTAATGGTGATGCACTCAAAGCAGAAGCACAAGCCGAAATGGACAAACTTGAAGAAGATCTAAAATTACAGGTTGCAGGTGGTCAAGGCTACGGTTTCAGTATTGGTTAAAAAGTACTTGACAAAAGCATAAATTTATACTATACTATAACTTAAATTAAACTTATAGAGGAGTATTCTTTGTGCTAATAGGCATTTGCGGATTAATCGGATCTGGTAAAGACACAGTCGCTCAAAATCTAATAGATAACCATAACTTTGTAAAAATATCGTTTGCTGACAAACTTAAAGACGCAGTAGCATCTATGTTCAGTTGGGATAGAGAACTGCTTGATGGCAAAACTGACAAATCAAGAGCATGGCGTGAGCAAGTAGATCAATATTGGACGCAGGAAACTGGTAGAGAAATTACTCCAAGACTTGTACTACAAGAATTTGGTACAGAATGTATGCGTGAAGGCTTCTATGATGGTATCTGGGTAAGCCTTACTAAAAAGCATATTATTGATAATCCTAATACACACTTTGTTATTCCAGATGTACGCTTTCCAAATGAAGCAAAAATGCTATATGAAGTTGGTGGACAAGTTTGGCGTGTAAAACGTGGGCAGGATCCTATTTGGTTTAGAATATATCAAGATGTTGGTGTTGAACCCAAAGATGTACATGCATCTGAATGGGCATGGGCACACACAAAATTTACACACACTATTGATAATAACGGTACGTTGTTAGATCTTAAAAATCAGGTTCAAGATCACCTTGTTTCCAGCGGGAACCTTCTCTCTGCATAGCAATCTGGCAGTTAGCACAGATAGTTTTCATATTACTTGGACGATTGTTGTTTAGATCACCGTCTATGTGAAACACTCTCATTTGTTCTCTAAACGTGGCTTTAAAGTTACACTTCTCACAATGTGTTTTTTGTCTATAACCTGCTTGGTACCACTTAGGTTCACCCAGTTCTTTGCCCTTGTTGCGAATACATACATCACACTTGGTTCTATAAAAAGTCTTGTTGCCTTTTCTGTAGTTAACAGCAACAGGTCTTTTACCGCATTTGCATAAAGGTCTCATGTTAGTATTTACCTACCCTTTTGATGCCCTTTTTGACATGGTGTTTAGCATACTTTTACGTCTACGTTGCTAAATACATATAATAAGTTCAACAGGAGAACAAATATGGCAAACTTAGTATCACCCGGAGTACAGGTCAGCGTTATAGATGAAAGTTTCTATACACCTGCTGAACCAGGCACTACCCCAATGATTTTTGTTGCTACGGCGCAAGATAAAGCGAACGCAAGTGGCACAGGTACAGCAAGGGGAACAACGAAAGCAAACGCTGGAGTTCCGTTCTTGCTTACATCACAAAGAGATTTATCCGAAACTTTCGGAGATCCTTTGTTTTATACAGATAACAACAACAATCCAATTCATGGATCAGAGATTAATGAATATGGACTACAAGCGGCTTACTCATACTTAGGAGTTTCCAACAGAGCTTTTGTTGTAAGAGCAGACATTGACTTGAACGAACTTCAAGCAACTGCGAATGCACCAGCGGCTGATCCGGCTGATGGAACTTACTGGTTTGATACGCAAATTAGTAGAATGGGCATTTTTGAATGGAATGGCAATCCTGCTACAGCAACAGGTGGTCAAACATTTACATTAAAAACACCAACAGTAATTACAGACGCAACTAAATTAGTAGGCGGACAAGCAACTGGTATTCCTTTAGCATCAGTTGGTAAAATTGGTGACTATGCAACAGTGGCAACAACTACAATTAACAAAACGTACTACAAAAACACAAGTGGTACTTGGGTTAAAGTTGGAACTGACGCATGGCAGGCAAGTTGGCCAACAGCAGTTGCGGCAACAAGCAATCCAACTGTAACAGGTGGTAAAACTTTAACTATTAATAGTAACACAATTACAGCATCAGGCACAGCATTAGCAGATGTTGTTAGTGATATTAATGGTGCAGGTATTGCAGGCGTAACAGCAAGTGCAGTAAACAGCAGATTGAACATTTTCTCAACTGGTGTTGCTCTTGTAATTGCAGACGGTACAGGTTTAGCGGCTGAATTAGGTTTAACAGCGGCAACTTACAATGCACCTAAATTAGAAATAGCACCTCACACTGGTGTTCCAGAATACAAAACAACAGACACAACACCAAGACCAAGCGGAAGTATTTGGTTTAAAACTACTGACGCAAACTTAGGTGCTAAACTTTCTGTTAAAGAGTGGAATGGAACTACTGAACTATGGGACAACAAGAGTGTTCCATTATATGCAGATAACGCAACAGCATTGAAAAACTTAGATTCAACAGGCGGAGGTGTAAACCTTTCAGTTGATACTTACTATGCACAAACAAACGTTACTGAATCAGCAGATGTTGAGTATGACTTTAAAATCTTTAAAAGAGTTGCTACTGGATCTACTAAGATTTCATCAGCAATTATCGCAGATCAAGTTTCAAGCGGTACTTACACATTTACAATGAGTGAGTCAACTACAAACTCAGCAACAATGAGTGCGGCAGTAACAGTTAGTACAAATGCAACAGGCGCGGCGGCAGACGCTGAAGAAATTGCAGGAAAAATTAACAGTGCTGGATTTACTAACATTGTAGCAAGTGTAGACGCTTCAAACAGAATTGTTATTGAACACAACGATGGTGGAGAAATTAGAATTGTTGATACAGATGGTGGATTAACATTAGCAGGATTTACTCCTTATGTTGATGCAAACACAGGTACAGCAAACTTATACTATGTACCAGGAACAGACAGTTCAACTAATCCTAAACAGTATATGGCTTCAAACTGGCAAGTACTATCATACACAGCAGGCGATGATGCACCGAGTGCATTAGCACTTGATGGTCAATTATGGTACAACTCAGTTGTTGACGAAGTTGATATTATGTTACACAACGGAACTACTTGGGTAGGTTACCAAGACAGTTCTTCAGGATATCCAAACAGTTCACCAAATGGTCCAATTGTTAGTGCAACAGAACCAACTACACAATCAGATGGTTCAGCACTTGTAAATGGCGACCTTTGGGTTAGTACAGCAGACTTAGAAAACTATCCAGTAATTTACCAATACAATGGAACTACATTGAAATGGGTATTAAGAGATAGCACAGACCAGACTACAGAGAATGGTGTGTTGTTTAGTGATGCACGTTATAACACTTCAGGTGTTAACAGTGGATCAGCAGGTACTATTGCAGATTTAGCGGCAAGTAATTACTTAGACCCAGATGCTCCAGATCCAGCACTATATCCAAAAGGTATGTTGTTA